TTTCCTGATTGTTTGTGGCCAGCAAAAGCTAAAATTTTAGTTGTCATACTAAGTTAACCTCTTGAAGTTGGGGTTTTAATTCTTGATGAATGGTGTCAATATCCATATCGCCCACATCTTTGGTAGATAATACGGGACGGTAATAATTGAATCTTCTTCCGCATTTTTTTATAATTTGTTTGGCTGCCTTCTGGCCCGCTGTATCAAAGTCTGTTAATATTACTAAATTGAGGGCACCGCTTTGCTCTAATAATAATAACTGGTCGTCGTTAATACTAGAACCAAAAATACCAACACAATTTTTATAGCCTGCTTCATGCATCCTCCAAACATCTCCTTGTCCCTCTACTAAAATAACCGTTTGACTTTCTTGTATGTGGGGTTTAGCTAAATGTAATCCATACAAGTAAGCCTTTTTAAAACCCTTACTGTGAAGCCATTTTGGTTGTGTTTCAGGTTGTGTGGCGCGTCCCACACATCCTACGTAATTATAGCCTTCATCGTAAATTGGTACAACAATTCTTCCAGACATTGGGCGATTTTTTTCAAGACATGCGCCCACGTCAAATAAATCTAGTATCTCTGGACAAAATCCTCTATTAATATAGTATGAGGCTGGTATTTGTATTCGTGCCCTAACGGACTCCCGAGTAATATCACTACTACTTCTTTTTAATTGCTTATCAAATATTTCTAATAATTTGACATCTTTATTTTGTGGTTCTTCGGCAATATCTAAATTATCAATTTCCACATCTAGAAATTTTAAACAAAAATCAGCAGCCTGATTAAGTGATACCTTTTGACCCCTGTTGTGGGCCATTACACCTCTTACAAAACCAAATAGATTACTAGTAAAATCCTCTTCACAGTGCTGTGTCCAACATTTCCAGTTACCTTTAGAAGAATGTCCATCAGTAAATATACTGCATCCCTCAGAATTATTACCACCATGTATCGGACATGGAAAAGAATATCTGTTAGGAAATTCCATATATTCTACTTGAAGAAATTTTAATAACGAGGGGAGCTTTTCAAACAGACGCTTACATATGCTAACTATCTGTGTCTTCGTCAAGCTCTTCTTGTATTTCAAATCCCTCTGATCTTGATCTTGCATTTCGGTGTATTTCGTTACGGGTTTCATCTTCTTCAATTTTACCAATATTACCAAACATTTTTACGCTAATATAATCCCCATCATCCAATCCACATCCATGTCGCGCCACTACGGGAACTAATTTTCTATTTCCATGTTCAATAGAGTCCTCGGCTATTTCTTCATCTGACTTCATCTTAAATATAGAAAAGCTTGTACATAGCCAAATCAATCTATCTGACCCAGAAACAACATCAGTAGATTCCCTCGTGATACCATCCCTATTAAGCTGCACAAAACTTAAACATGGCACATCATATTTAACACAGAAGTTATGTAGCTTGGTAATCTGAAATCCAAGAACCTGATATTCTTGCATAGCATTAGTAATGCCCTCAGATCCCATTAATTTAAGATAATCATAAACTATTAAACAATCTTTAGTTCTACCGCTTTCGTCAAAACCTACATGTTGATAGATCCATTTGCGCATAACCCCAATAATATGTTCAAATGCTTGACCGGCAATGCTGATGTAATGATATGGAATGCTTTTTAGTTTTTCAGCAGCGTCGTGAACCTTTTCTTTTTCTATTTCATTTTCGTTAAATTTGCCTGTAGAAATTTTGTTAATCTCTACACCACTTAGGTTAGCCAGCATACGATTTAAGTGATCCTCTTTAGACATTTCTGTGTCTAGCATTAGCACTGGTATATTTAGCTTACTGGATACATTAAGCGCCACAGCATCACCGAACATAGACTTACCAATTTTGGGTCGGGCGGCAATAAGATCTACGCACTTACGACGCAAACCGCCCCCAATAGACATATCATATCTATCAAATCCAGTAGGAATTCCCACTGTGTCAGATATGTTTTCAGATAGATAAGTTAGATAGTCCTCAATATCACTACCTAGTATTTCTGTTTGTTTATTGGAGGATTGATACACTTCTGAAGTAGCATCGAGAATTGGTTCTTCTACCTTAGAAATAAGATCAATCAGATCCTCTTCTCCAGTAACAGAATTTAATTCTTTTTCACATGCTTTAAGTGTTTGCTTTAGATCTCTGGCTAATTTTATTTTAGCGATTTTAGCAGCGTGAGAGGTGACATTTTCCTTATGGATTGGAAAATTAAAAAGAGATCTAACAAATGCTATTTCATCTGGGTTGTGAATGGCTTCATAGAGGCCAAGATTATTTGCGGCCGACAATATAGAAGCTAATTCTACTTTGGCATTTTCTGAAATAGCTTTATGCACACAATGAAATATTATCTGATTCATTTCATTGCTAAAGTGGGTAGCGTCAATAAAATCTATTTCTAGATAACAATCTAGACCATATTGACACAAACCTGCTAATACCGCTCGTTCAGCTGCTAGATCCTCTAAAGCTTTCCGTTTCATATATCCTATCTCATTTTTGATCTAATGCACTTATCACAAACGTAATACTCTCGTCTATGAGTGGGATTAATTGATGTCATTTGTCCACATTGTTGACATTTTAGCTCAACCTGCTGAAATGGTTCTCTTTGTCGCGCGGTAGGTTCAAAGTCAGGAGTGTTAATATCCTTAGCATCAGATCCGTCATCATGGAATTGGTTAACGCGCTTTCCCACCTCATTTACTGGAACTGTTTTGTTATTAGGCTTATCTTCGTTCATGATTGGGGATAAAAAACTATCATCGTTTCGGTTAACTAACCTTGTGGCTACGTCGGGTGAAGATGGCTCTTCTTCTAAAAGCTTGTTAGCTATAGATATTAGTTCAGCGTCGTTTATTTCAATCGCTCTTTTTAGGAGCTTTTTAGCTTCATCAATTTTGCTCACACTTATCTCCTTTTAGATAAATTGTTTAGTATCTCTGCCATTCTTTGTACCCTATCAACTGTGCCGTCTAATGTTTTTACACGAGCTTCTGCGTGATTTTTGATTTTGAAAACTTCTGACGCTAATGGATTTTCCTTGACGGCTGAATAGTACTTTTCTTGCCACTTGGTATACTTGTCACCATATTGTGATACTCTATCTGCAATTATATACCAAATGCTACTTTCTGCCCAGTCCAATATTATTTTTTCTTTGGTTTTAATTTGCTGTAAGTATTCAGCATATATGTATAGCTCATATGCGCCAGACGCTCTATCTTCAGATGTGAGCTTTTTAATGTCTGCCGATTTTAATTCCAGTAATCTATTTATGTTATCATTCTCTCTGATGGGTGGAAGCTGTTTAGAGGACTTCCACACCTCAATAGCTTCTATAAATTCATTTAATTTTGTTTCGCCACTCATCAATGTCCTCGTTGTAGTTAAATTCTACTAATGTGATATGGTTAAGCTCACACCATTCTTTCTTGTCTGTGTCTCGCCCTTTAGCCTTATAAAAACTTAACTTACTTTTAAAAAAGAATGGATTAAACTTATAATGTTGCTCGCCATGCACTTCAATAATTAAATTTCTATTGGGTATAAAAAAATCCGCACGCAAAGTACTGCGCCTTATTTGAGTCTTACTTCCAACCAAAGAAACCTCTTCCAGTATTATATCATGTGGAAATAGACTGTCAAGCAATTGCTTAGCTTTTGTGTGTAAGCTAGATCGTTGCGTACATTGAGCCTGTGAAACCGAAGGGTTCCATGAATATTCTTTGCCGTCAAGACCATATATATGCATATTAAGTTTCTACCATTGGCGCATTTTCCCACGCATCTATTCTATTGGCTTCGGATCGAATTTTATCCTGCTCTTTTGGCGTCAGGATGCTTGATGGAATATGGTTAACGGCCTCATAAATATCCTTATCAATTTTATCATTACAATGGTCACAAAAATAATAATTATCCACTAGGCGAGCATGATGGTGGTGACACATTACAACATCTCCTTAATACTTTTCTCTAGAATTGATACTAACTTTGGATTATCTGCTAAAAATGTATAGAGCTTATCTTGCCCCTGAAACTTGAACGCTTTCAATAAAGCTTCATTATCC